TAAAAAATTCTTTGCATTTCTGCTCGTCATTGTATGCTGTGAAAAATTCCGTTATATTCATGCCTGCTTATTTATACGAATATACTAAAATTATTAGTAAAAACCAAGTGGCGGATAGTCATTAATCTTTTCAAGCATCAACATCGTATAAAAAATAGTTTTAGTTTAGTTTAGTTTCTTCGTTTTCTCTCTCCTTCAAAAGGAGAGGGATTTACGGAGAATAAAGAACCACTGACAAAACACCGTCACCGCCCAATTGAAAAGCAATACCGATCTTTGAATTATTCCAGCCGGCAAGATCAAAAATCTACTGATAAAACACTGTCACCATCTAATTGAAAAGCAATACCGATCTTTGAATTGTTCCAACCGGCGAAATCTAAGAAAATCAGTTACTGACAAAACACCGCCACCACCAAATTAAAAAACTATACCGACCTTTGAATTGTTCCAACCGGTAATATCAAGAAATAGCAACTGACAAAACACTGTCACAATTGAATTGAAAAACTATCCTGATCTTTGAAATATGCCAATTAGCATAATAAACATTATCGAAAAACCCGGCGATTATACAAAGAACCCGACGAACATCATGCTTAACAAGGTTTGAACCGGCCCGCTAATTGGCGGGCCGGCAAAGTGGGCCACAAAGTTTTCGCAATTAATCAATTGATAGCAGAAGTCCGGATAACTACGGAAAATCTCCTATGTCATCCCGATAGCTATCAGGACTAAAATCTCACATCCAAATTAAAATGAGTTACAAAATTTACCTGTACGACACTGACACCGACTGCATAGGCAGCGGCACATTATCATCATCATATATTCAATCCCAACTGGAAGCCGCTGCCGGTCAGGACGTGGAAGTACACATTAGTTCAGCAGGCGGAAGCGCTTTTGACGCCATTGCAATTTATGATCTGTTAAAAAAATATGACGGTGTTGTTGTTACCTATATCGATGCACTCGCAGCTTCGGCGGCTTCCATCGTTGCTATGGGTGGCAAAACGGTGGTGATGAGCAAATATGCATTGCTGATGATCCATAAGCCGATGGTCGGCACGGGAGGTAACGCAGATGAACTATTGAAGGATGTGCAGATGTTAAATATCGTCCAATCGCGCCTGGCGCAGATATACATGGACAAAACCGGGTTGGACGGAGTTACCGTTAATAGTTTGATCAACTCCGTCACCTGGTTATCTGCCGACCAGGCGCTTGACCTCGGGTTTATCGACCAGGTGGAGGATTATAACACCGCGATAACCAATAGCGCTATCATCAAAAACTATATAAGCACAGCCCCGGCTGTATACCAGCGTTGTATTAACAAAATCTTAACCAATAAAAGCAACATGAACATCGAAAACAAAGAACTTATCGAAAAAACCACGACGGTTTTGGATAAGATTATGAACTTCTTTAAGAAGGTAGTAAACAAGCAAACCATTACAGACAAGGGCACACTGCACCACACCGGCGAACTGGGCGAAGGCACCGAAGTTTACCAGGACGAAGACATGAGCACAGCTGCTGCAAGCGACACTTACACAACCGCAACCGGAAGCAAAGTAGCAGTAGCCGGCGGCCAGGTTCAAAAACTAACCGCACCGCCCGCTGACCCTGATGCCGATCCGGACGCGGATGACGATGACGACGATGCAGCAACCGACAAGTTTAAAGGCGCCAAAAAGCCGATGGACGTTCAAAACAAATTGCAGCAAATAAAGGCCCGGCTGCACGCACAAAACGCTTTATTAAGTGAAGCAAAAGAAGCGCTCGAAACCGCAAACGAACGCCTCAAAAAAACACGTGAAGAAGTTAAAAACGAAATTCGATCTGACTTTACGCCCGAGGGTTCCAAACGCAGCAACAAAGCAAAAACCGAACCCGCTCCATTCTTCGCCCCTACCAGCGCGCTGGCAAAAAATGCGGTAAGGAAAGCTATTTCTCAGTAGCAGGATTTAGTAGCAGTAGCAGTATAATGCTCAATAAACGATTATTCAAACTGCAACTGCCGACTGCTACTGCCACTAAATTAATATCAAACATTACAACTTTTAAACATTAAAACATTTCACCAACACAAATGGCTCAATTCACATTTACAAACAACACCTATGCCGGCGAAGCGCTGGCCGGGTTTATGGCCAGCACGCTTTTAGAAGCCGATTCGGTAAAGCGCGGGCTGTTAACAGTTATAAACGACGTAAAATCGCGCAAGATAATACTTGATGTTGACGACGACGTTGTATTACAAAACCCTTCGGGCATGTTCACCGACCAGGGCACAACAGCTTTACAAAACGAAAGTTACCTGGACCCGGTTGTGTACGAATTTATGAAACAGGAACAATGGGACAACCTTATCCAGTCGTGGGAAGCACAAAGCCTTAAACCCGGCGCATTCCTGGACTATGAGGGTGTAGTCGACCTGTCGGACTTTATGGTTCAGCGTTATCTAACCAAAATTCAAATTGCTAACGAGCGTTTATACTGGCTGGGAAAAGGTTCCACTAAAGAAGCTACGTTTACCGCTTCGTTCCCCGGCTTATTGCCGGCAATTGCTGCGGCATCGGGTGTATATAAAGTTGGGTTAGCGAAACCGGCAACATCCATGGCCGCCACCGCTATCAGCGCATCAGGGATAGTAACCGTTGCTGATACATCTACCCTGGCCGATGGCGATGTGGTTACCATCACCGCCGTAACGGGTACAAGCAAGGATACTACCAATGGCACACCCGGCATTGATGTTCAGGGGCAATCGTACTTTATCCAGGTAGTAAACGCCACAACCTTTAAACTGGTTCGTAATTACAACGAGATCAACAGCCGCAAACCGGCGACTTTTTTAAACACTTCGACCGCTGCTACGGTAAGCTACATTAATGTTAGCAACGTGCTTTCGGTACTCGGCAGCGTTTATGCCCAGCTTGACCCAGCCGACCGTATCCAGGACGATTTTAACCTGCAAATACCCTTACACATTGGGTACGCTTATGCACAGGCGCAGGCAAATAAGGCGGTAAATGTTATCAACGCCTTCACCGATCTGAAAAAGATGGACTATTTAGGTATACCGCTGCAGATCATGAACCACTGGCAGGCCAATACCATATTAGGCGCCCGCTCGTCAAACCTGTTTTTGGGTGTGGATCTTTTAGGCGATGCTTCAGAGCTCTCAACAGTGTACATGAAGCCCTACACCAACGACAACGTAGTGCGCATGAAAGCCCGTATGAAAGCCGCGGTAAATTACAAATTTGCCAACGAGCTGTTTTACCTGAGCGCATAGTAATAGTTGATTAGGTTGATTGAGTGAGTTGTTGATTGAGTTAACAACTCTCAAACTAAAGCTTATTCAACCTAATCCAACTCAATCAACTAACTCCAACCTAATCAAATTAATTAACAACACATGTCGATTTACAATAAAATAAACGCAGGCTTTAGCCTCGGGACGAATGCGCCCGTTACAGCAGGTATCGAAGATGTGATCTATATCTTTAACCAGGGTGATATCACTTTTACTTACGATACCGAAAACCCGCTTATCATTACAGCTTTAACCGCAGTGAGCGCGGCTAAGATCTACAAGTTCGAGGGCACCAATAACAGCTTCAATACCTCGTCCAAACTGGCTAAGACGTCTGTCGGCCCCCGTTATACCGAAGAAATAGATTTTAATATAGCGGGGTTTTCGGTAGACATTAAAACACAGCTGATGGCAATGGGCTACGGCAGGGTATGCGCAATAGCCATAAATAATTTCAATTCGAGCGACAGCGCTGTCGAATTATTCGGCGCCGTAAACGGTTTGATATTGACCGATGCCGAACGCAGCGCAGCAGATGAAACACTTGATGGCGGCTATAAATTAAAGCTGACCAATCCCGACAAATTAAGGGAGCCGTACCCACCCCGCGCGGTATCAATTGCGCCAACCAGCGGCCCCGCAACCTACGCAAGTACAATTGCCGCAATTGAAGCGCTGCTGGCTTCTTAGTTGATAGTTAATGGTTCATAGATCATGGCTTTAGTGGTTCACAGATCACGGTAGATACCCTACACTATCTATACTCCACACGCCGGCACTTTCGGCTATGGTCTATCGGCAATGGACTTTACTATGAACTATGAACCATCAGCTATGCACTGTCAATAAATCTAAAACAAACAATGAAAACCTATTTACCGCAAATTGAGCGCAGGATATTGGTGAGGCCCAACCAAACATTTGGCATCCTAAATTATGATATGGACAATGCCTATCCGCAGCGCATGCTCGAACTGGTTGCGGCTTCGCCTACTGCCAAAGATTGCTGGAATAAAAGAGCCAAATTCATAGCCGGTAACGGCTTTGAAGAACCCAACCTGGGCAAACAGACCGTAAATGAAAAAGGGCTCACGCTGGCAAAATTATTAAAGGCGGTCGCTACTGATAAAGCGCTGTTCACCGGGTTTGGCATCCATGTAAACTACAATGCTAATTTCAAGATAGCCGCTGTAAATTACGTAAAGTTTGAGGACATACGAATAGGCGATACCGACTGCCCGGATACAAATGGCAAGTTTGCGCTCTATTCGGACTGGGGCCGAAAGACCTGGAAAAACATCATGCGCAGCAAGATCACCTTCCTTGATAAATATGACCCCGACGAGCTGGCAATAAAAAAACAGGTAGTTGCAGCAGGCGGCTGGGACAATTACAAAGGGCAGCTGTATTATTTTAATCCTGAGGTAGATGATTACCCCCTGATAGAAGCGGACAGCGTTTGGGAAGATTTTGAAACCGAGGCAGGGATAAAAATATTCAACAACCGGGAGGTGACAACCGGCTTCCTGCCCTCAACAATGTTGTTTATGCCCGCCCGCCGGGAGGAAGCCGATAACAGCCGCCCCGATGACGATGAACGCCATTATGCCAATTCGCCATCGCAATTGGAGAAAGACCTCGGCTCGTTCCAGGGTGCGAAAAGCGCCCAAAAGATCATCGTTATTGAATATGAAGACGAGGCTTCAAAACCAGACTTTAAGCCTTATTCCATTCAAAATAACGACAAGTTATTCGAAGCGACCGAGAAATCGGTAGAGGCGCGTATCATCAAAGGTTTCTCCATACCAAAAGAACTGATCAATGCCGAGAAATCATCGGGCTTAAGCAATGGCGGCGAAAAGAAACAAGCAATATGCGAATTCAACGACAATACCGCCCCCGAAAGGCTGGAGCTGTCTGAAACATTTGCCGAGATATTCAGTCATTTTTATAACGATATCAACCCGGGCAATAACTGGAACCTATTACAGGTGCCGGCAAATGTTGCCGATGATACCCCCGGCATTAAAGCAGGCAAAAGTTTAAATGATTTGCTGTTGTCAGATATCCCCGCCGAAAACAAGATCGCCATCCTGATGTATGCTTACGGCTTCAAAAAAGCCGAAGCCGGGGCGATGTGTAGTGTTAATGAATAGTTGATTAAGTTTTGACTCGTTTCAACTCAATCAACCACTCACCCAATCAACTTAATCAACCAATTCCCATGAGCACAATTTATCTAATCAACCAGGCTACTTTTCAAAACTACGAGGATATCTCTGTAAACATTAAACCCGAAAGGCTGAACGTGTTTATCAAAAAGGCGCAGGAACTTGACCTGCGGCCTTTTTTAGGGCACGCGCTGTATTATGATTTCATCCGGAATTTTAACGATGACTGAACATTAATGGATACCGCGCCGCAACAATACAAAGACCTGTTTAACGGCAGCGAATACCTGGACAAATATGGCAACATCATGCTATATGAAGGCCTTACCTCAACTTTGGTGTATTTCACTTTCGCCCGTTTTATCGAAGCCGATGCAGTGCACTATACCGCAACCGGGCCGGTAATAAAACATCATGATAACGGCGATGCGCTGGCGCCAAAAGATACCATGAAACTGGTACAACAACAACGGAGCGTGGCTAATGCCTATGCAAACGAAGTTGAGAAATTTCTTTGGGACAATAAAGACCAGTTCCCGCTATGGCGATATAATGGAAAAAATAAAAGCTCGAGACAGGCCGGCCCGCGCATCAGGAGCATAGACCGAACCAGCTTTAACTACCCATCCGGTTATGATCCCTCCGGCCTGGACGATTTCCTGCCGATAACCGGCTTTCTCAACTGATCGCCCGGCCCGCCGCCGTCA